TCTTTGTTGTTGGTACTATGTCGCGTATGTATATTATCATAACCAAAATATGGAGCAGACACTACTTGTAACACTTCACCACCACAAATAGGGGCGGCTCTATGAACCTGTTGCTCACATGGTGATTCTGTTGGAATCTTTCTATCGGCTATCTTTAAATCTTCTTCGAAAGTGTGTTCACATTTTTCACACTTATAATCATACGTTGGCATTGTCTATTATCCAGCTTGGGGGTGTTCGTGTTGCTCCATCTGGTGTACTCCAATCGGCATCATTATCTTTACACCAATGTCTATAATAGTTTCTATATCCCGCAATGATATTTTGTAGGTCATCTTCTAAACCTTCTTGCACATAGGACGTATCAATATTTTGGGGGGGAGAATTAAGATCACCTTCAATTATATTATTTGGGATATGACTCAACTTATTATAAAATTTATTCCATGAATCATGTATGTCATCAAACCGATACCAATATTCTTTATTAAGCCAAAACCAAAGATCATGCATCCATTGATAATTTGCACTAGTATCTTTAGCCCAAGCCGTTGATGTTTCCATTTGGATCAGCGGAAAGCCTGGATCTAAATCATTAAGGTCTTTAAGTATTGAACCTTCAGGATCTAAGAGATGATGAGTATTACATAAAATTTGCGCATATACTGGAATCATCTCTTTTACGTGATCATCACAATGTGCGTAAGCACACATTTTTGGATCGGAATCCAAAACAAATATATTCATCATGTTACATTCTCAATGTGCGTGGCCTATAAAAAATATGTGTATCAATTTTTGCTGTTTTGTGTTTTCTACCTGCCCATCTTGGAGCCGCAATATAATCAGCATGATAATTAAGAGCACCATCTGTAATGTCAGGTAATTCATCTTGTCTCAAGAGAACATATTTTGCTAACTCTTGAGTGTCGGTCCATAATCTTGTGTTTTCTCTTGGCTCATCACCCTTACCATCACAATACCAAGAGAATTGACAACGATCTCTTACAGGATGTGTTTCTCCTGCTTGATTGGTATAATGTGGGCCTTCATAAACTACTTCGCAAACTGTATTTGGATAATACTTGGAATTTACTCTATTTAAAGTTACTTGTGCAACGGCTAATTTTCCTGCGGTACTTTCTATCGCAGCTTCAAAAAATATATTCTTTGCCATACACATAACTTCTTTTTCATCAATTAAAAGATTCGTCTGTATTACATTATCTGCTATTTCAACCAATCCATCTACTGTAGTATTTTGTGGGTGAAACCAGAGAAAGTCTTTAACCTGGGGTGAGCCAGAACTTCCTACTGAAGTAGCCACAAAACTACTAACAATGAATACAAAAAGAAATAAAAGATATTTCTGCATATTCCTCGTTTTCTTGGGTTAACGTTCCTAGAACTTTGGTCTGTTTCTTTTAGGACCTCGTACAACAACTTCATTGCCTGAACCTAATTGTGAACTTTTAATAAAAGCTGTGATATCAAAATCTGATTCTAAAATATCAGGACCTAAAGGCCCTCGAAATTTTTTAGCTGACTTATCATAATCTAAAGTTATCACGGCATTTAATGGTTCAACAAATCTTGCTGTTACGGAACGTGGTAGTGCTGAAGTTTTATCATAATCAATCCGCCGTAGTTCGGCTTCTTTGGTAGTTTCAACGCCTTCAGATATACGCTTGAATTTTACTATTCGGTTTTCAAATTTGTTTATATTAATCATTTATGGTATTAAATCTGGAAAAGTCTCTTTGACTAGTTTATAGGTTAAACCTCTAAACTTTAATTTTTTATCTTTAACTTGAATTACAACATCTGCTTCTTTAGGATGTAAACTTTCTAACATGGTAACAAAAAGTTGCTCTCTTCGTAGTTGAGTAAGTCCATCATGGCCGCCCTCAATGTATAGATAGAATTTTTTAATATTGGGATATAGATATGTGGGATTGTACTCATCAGGAGAACCAATCGTTTTGTACGGTGGTTCACCAGAAGGTAGAGCAAATTTTATATCTGGATGAAAGGCATATTTTAATAAGTCCTTTAGAGGATTTGATTCGTTTTCCAATAGAACTTTTTTTCTAGCTCCAAAGGAATTTGCAGCAGCTACATCCTCAAATATTAATGGAATACTTCGTACACTCATAAATTAAAACTCCGTTAAATTTTCTGTTAAGTTCTTTAATCTATGATTAATGAAATATGTAAGTAGTCTCTTACGATCACCAACTGCGGTTGTTTCGAATTGTTCTGTTATATTTATACGAATTGACACAGGTACTTCACTTAGATCAATTAACTGTTTGTTTCTATTATAGTTTCTTAACATTTCAGCATCACAATACATGTCTGGATCTAAATCATACCATGCATCTACCTTCTTCTTGGTTATTGGTTTCTGGCGCCGTCCTTCATCAATAAAAACATTATCATCAGACATAATATTTGGTACACCATCTCCAACATCACCTTTTATAAGTTTTTCATGAAGTGACCATTTCGAATCTCCCTCAACAAACTTCTTTTGCATAGGAGAATATTGTCTAACATTAAACTGATGTAGTTGAACAAAATCTTTATCACTTGACAATATCAATGTTCGTTCATTTGCTAGTCCCACCAAGACTGCAATAATATCATCGGCCTCTGCTTTTTCTACTTCAAGTACTTGATATGGAAACCATTCAGCCAACTCTTCTTTTAGTTGATTCAAACAGTCATAAAGATTTTCCCAATCAATCGGGGCCGCAGATCTAGTTTTTTTTCTAGAAGCTTTGTAGTTTGGAAAGATCTCTTTACGCCAAGATTTTCGAGAATCACAACATAAAATCAATTCACCAAATTCACTTACAAACTTGGTCCTATATAGGCGTAATACATTTAATACAGCAGGTCTAATTACATCCATATCTACAGAAGTAAATTTGGATGCTGTCATGTATGAACCAATAAAGATTTGTGAAAAATCAACTAGTTGTGCCATCTTCTATTATCTCGTATTCAGCTTCTTCCTCTACATCCTTTCGGACAGCTTCTTTTTCTGCTTTCACTTCAGGAGTGTCTTCTATAGCGTGTAAGAATTGTTGCCATTGGCCGGCCCGTAAATCCCAATTATAAAACATATCGAAATAACTACGTTGTATCTTCAATAAATTCTGTACATCATCATCCCAGAAATGTTGGATAGCTCGACCCAAAATATGTCCATGTACTTGTGCGTGTTTTTCTGGATCTTCTTCGAATCCATACATCCAGGGAAAGTTTGCTCCTGTTTCCGGTAATGCTCCAAGATTCGGCACTACACATAAACATCCTGCACTACATGCTTCCATTAAAGTAATACAACTTGTTTCCTCATAGATACTTGGATAAGCCATAATATGCTGAGTCTTTAATGCTTCACGCATTTCATCATTTGATACTGTACCATAATAATTAACTCCATCCATATCGGCAGCACGTTTATATATGTGTCTGAATTGTTCATCTAAATGTGGGCGATCATATATCTGAAAACTAGAATAAATATTTAATTCTGCATTCAATCCTTCCTTGAGAGTTTTTGTCATAAACTCCCAGGCATTCAAAAGTAATTCCAATCCACGATGAGGTGTAGAAAAATAACATACATTGATCTTCCCATCTTCTTTAGGTTTTTCATGTTCCGGAATAGGGTGAATTGCATTTTGAATTACTACACCTTTGTCATACGGAAATCCAAGATGTACTTTAAATTGATATTGTTGCCAATGACTAACAAAAACTATTCGTTCAAAATTTTTCCATTTTTCTGGGTCTTTCAAATGTTGAACTTCAGGATCACTTGCTAAATCATGTATCCAAAGAAGCCGTTGCTTTTCAGGATCTAATTTTCTAACTCTTGTCATGATCCATTGAAACTTATCTTGTATTCCCGGCTCTCTCTTATTCAACTCTTCAAAAAGCCACTTCTGCATAAGTTCTGTACCACCCATTGCTTTTTTGGAAACCGCATCTATATCTAAATCATCACTACCAGTATCAATAACAAATTCTACATCATCATCGGGATTAAGGATTGATACTGTTTCTGAATTAGATTTTTTGGGGGGTTTTCCTAAAGTATTGGGGCTTTCATCCATGTTCACTGCTTTAACCATAATTCTCCATTAATTAAATTGTATTCATTATTATATAGTAAGACCACAGGAGCTCGTAGTGAGAGAACGGTTTCTATTGTACCTAGCCGGTTGAACTAGGAGGAGAAATTGAAACCTCTACTACCCCTGTGGTATTTTTAATTCTACTTATATTATATCATGTATTTACTATTTGTCAACCCTATAGAGTTGCGGTAAATTGTTTATCGGTCTTAGCATATACGTGTTTCGTTGCTGTACGATGTTTATTGACTGTTTCCATCTCGTTAGTCCACACAGCTTTAATATCTGGATACCAATATCCTATAGTTCTTTTTGGTGTGCCATCTGGATAATATGCCATAGCGACTACTTTAGGAATTACTTTTTTTGTTTCATTTTGTCCTGAAAACATCCCTATCCAGTCGCCAGTTTTAATATAATGTTCTATGTATCTAATATATGCTTTTTTGTCCTCTGCTTGTGTGAGAGCCTGTTGCTTGTCCTTTGGAGACACTTCCCTAGCACGTGACCTAGCATTAAGCATTGTAATTAGTTCCTTATTATGTTTGATCCATACCTTAACATTTTTTAAGGAATAGGGTTCTTCATCATCAAGATTCAAAACATAAGGATGTACATTTTTATATTCTGGCGGTTTCCTCGCCGCTCTCATTTTTTCAAGACGGAGAGTTTGAGCTTCTTTTTGAGCTGTAGTAAGTTTCCGTTGCTTTCTAATTGGTTTAATTTTCTTTCTCATTGCCATTTGTTTTCTCTAATTTATAGTTTCCAAAATTGTGATTTTTTCATCATCACTTTCATAAGTAATCGTTAAATCTCCATCTTTATCTATTTTCCCTAATACAGTTTTACCATCATTCAATGCTGAAAAGATAATACAATCATCACTTGTTACATTAAAATTATAAAGGTTATAAGTTCCGTCAGTATATATTTGACTAAAGCTGTTATCGTTAGGATTAAATTTCACAATTACAGTATTGTCACTACTGTTATCAGTTCCAGATATATAAACATAATTGCTTGATGACTTTGCAATACTTATTTCTGAAAGAGGTAAATTTAAAGTATTAATTTCAGTTCCATTATCAATTACAATAGGAGTGTCACTACCGGGCAAAACAAATATTAATTTATTTGATAGTTTAAATTTATAATGTTGATTAGTTATATATTCATTAGATGTTATGTTCCCATCTAAACCTATCCAATATTGAGTATATGGTAAATTGTAATAACCACCATTACTCTCGCGCATTCTGTATACTTCCTTATCCCCAATACTTGCTGTATAAGCAATGTTTCCATTTGAATCAACAACAAAATGGTCAATACTTTCAGTATCAACTATATGTTGTGTTGCGGTAATATTATTTGAATCTGTATAGTTTATTTGGCGTAGGTAATACCCCTCTACTGGAGCATAATAACGATAATAAAAATTGTTTTTATTATCTGTTAAAATCATTTTTTCTGTTGACTGGCCTTGTGGTACGGGACAGTTTGATCCTAATTGACTATCTGAACTTCCTAATAAATAAACCTCTTCGGTGGACTTGTTTGCAAGATAACATTCAGTTACATTAATTTTATCTGCACCAAAAGAAAAAACAACATAGTCTGTATTTACATTATCGATTGAAATTGGTTGTTTCGTTATAGTATAAGAATTATTATCAGAATCGAGAAAATAGATTTCTAGAACTGCTCCATCTTCAGTAATCTTGAATAATTTATTTTTTGATCCACCGCGTGAACTTGTCCTACCGGTTGAACTACTTATATATAAAGATTCAGCATTACTAATATCAATATATTGTAAATTATTACTAGCTGATTTTTCTAAAGTTTCAGTATTATTATATTCTTCTGGTACATCTGCACAAGATGCAACTATACATGCCGTTAGTAAAGTGTAAATAATATGTTTCATAATTAAAAATTCATAATAATATAATTAAATTCTAAATTAAATACCCGATGGAAATACAAATTCCACTTATCAAAAAAAGACAGGTAAGAATAGGCTATAAAAAATAAAATGCTAAATTTTAAACTGTGAAAATTCAACAACATACTAACCTATTCCGGTCCAACGAACTTCATTAACTCCGCGTCCATCAAGAACATTACCTCT